GTAGGTGAGAAACGACGCTTGCTAGTTCGTCGTCATATCTACCAGATGTAACGGAAACGATAGAACGCTTATCAATTTTCAATCTAGCATTTTGCAGCCCAGCTCTAGGATTAGATAGTAGCTGTTTCGTCTTATCCGCCAGTGTTGCTGTTGTTAGTTTACGGCTTGGGTCATATATCCAATACTCATCAACAGTTTTGTTTAACTCGATCCCGCCAGTAACTACGCGCTCGTATTCTTTGACAAGCGACACAGAACTTGGAGACAAATAACGAAGCTCTAAGATGCCGTCTTTTGGCGATTCTTTATTGATTATCGGGTGGCAGTATAATTTCCCATCGACATACCAACGACGTAGATAACTTTCACCATCGCCACTTAGATCAACTAATCTTAAAACTGTATCGAACTCGCTAAAAAGACTTTTCTTCGTAGCTCTAGGAAGTTCAACTTTATCACAATTAAGATTGACTATGTTACCTTCGCTATCTTCGCTGAGTATCTCATTTACGATTTCATCAACGGCACGGGATACGTCAGGAATTCTCGCGATTGTGCGATATCTACTTATTAGCTCACTATCATTCGTGCCGATATAACCAAAATCTAAATGTTGGTTAAATTTCCCACCTTCAGCCACAACCGCACCTGTCGTTGCAGACGGCTCCGCAAACGAAACCACTTCCTTAGGTTTAGGAGTCTTTAACGTATCAGGCTTATTGCTGAAGAACGCACCTACAGATTCAAAAAGGCTCATGTGTTGTGATTGTATGTAATCATATATTTAGCACCTGTTAAAAGTGTTAAATATATGATGGCTGCTAGTACAGCCATCACACTCTTAACTGTTAGATAATCTTAGCAGCTTCGCGTTCCCACCATTGATATACCATAGTAACGCTAAAATCTTCAATTTGATCTACTTGGTCGTGCCCAACTTCAATCGCAGAAACGTCTGAAGGCCACGCATCAACAAACTTGTATGAAGCAAGTGTCGAACCGTCTCTAGCAAGCTGCTCGATCATCATATCTGCACTATACTCACCCAACGTGGTGGCACCAGTATTGGTTCGCGCCTTATTGATTAAGTTGAGCCATTTTTCAAACGTTGTTCTTGCAATCCAGTCTGTATCATTAACAATGGTTAAGCTGATTGGCTCATACTGCACGTCTCCTGCCATTTTAATTGAACGACCGTTAAACCAAGCCTCCACTTGTCCAGTCGACATACCTGGAAGTTGAGCACTCTTACAATAGAAATTAAACGTTCTATTCAATGCTTCTGCATCTGTCCCCAAAACATTTGGGAACGTAACCGTAACTCGATATAACGAATTGCGTGCGCCACCTTTGAAAATGGCTTTAAACTCACTAATACTTGACATATTCTTCCTTTATTCGGGGAGGAATCCTCCCCGATTTATTTAACCAATTTCAGAGAACGCTACAGACGCACCAACTGCTGTAAAATTCAACTCGGCCCAATTGATAGACATATTCGGCTTCACGTAAATTTTACCAACAAACCGTTTAGACTCTACAATGATAGGAGTATTAACAGTCGAATCGCAAATGACTTTGAAATCCGCAACTCCGCGTCGTCCTTGAATATCACGCAGATATTTAGACGTAGAGTTAAAGAATCTAGTCTGTGTTGGCTCGTCGTTAAATTCAAACAAGTTACGTTTGCTCGCATCCCCGATCGTGCGTTCTAGCGCGATAAACAATTTGCGGATTCCGATTTGTCCGAACAATGTAGAATCTGTTGTCATTGTCGTATCGCCTAACAATACAGTTCCAGCACCTTCTTCCGCAACTACAGGGTTAATACCTAACGGGTAAAGCACATCACGCTGAGTTTCTTTTCTAGCTGGGTTAAATGCTAATTTCACAACATTTTTAATTAACCCGCGTGAATAGCCCGCGAATGACCACCACACATCATTTGTTCTATCAACTTGTGCTGATAGTCCAGCAATGTCCGCATTTAATGGAACCCAGCGATAAGTGTCTGCGAAACGATCGTATTGGTATTTCCAACCCGTATCCATCACGGCATACGTGCTGTTATTAAATTTCTGACGATATGCAATGATGTTAGACATCGCAGCTTCAGGAGTTACGTTCAACACATCCGCCAATTTAGGGGAGTGATAAACAATACAATCCTTCCGAACTTCAGCAATGCTTTCAATACAGTATCTAGTCAATTCACCATCGTTGATTCCGTCGTTCGCAGACCCCATAATTAAGTGATCTACTTGAACAGACCCAGCATCTTTGAACAAGTCATATCCTGTCATAAAATCCGCGGTTGTGATGCTGTTATATCCGTCAACACCACTTTCTAAGTTGTAAACCAACTGGGAACGGAAGAATCCAAATTTATTGCCAGACGTACTTCCAACAGGCGAATAACCATTTCCGTAGGTAACTCTCAATTGACCTACGTTGCTCACTGTACATGGGGAGCTCAATGTGACTGTAGTTACGCCACCAGCAACAGAAGGTTGGCTAATGACAGTGGTTCCCGCTGCAATTCCAACTCCCGAAATGGCAGATCCAAAAATATACCCACCACCGATAGTTGAAGTTGTATATGTACACAATGTACTGATCAACGACGCGTTAGCAGGAACCGCAACGTCCGCTGAAGTGATTGAGGCAGGAGTTGATTGTCCAGCCGTCACTGCGGCTGTTAGCACCCCCACTCTTGCACCCGTACTTAGGTATAGTGCTGTGCCTGCTGCCATTGCGGGAGCACCTGCTGCAAATGTAATGGCAGTATCACCTACAACAACCGCACTCGATCCATTTGCCAATGTAAATCGCTGTAATGTAGCATTGACAGTCCCGGTTACTGTAGGCAACGCAGGAGCAGCACCAAACGTCAATGTGCTATTAGCAGGGATGTCTGCTGTGAGTGGAACATTTAACGTGACAGACGTTGCATTCTTACCAATGATTACGCCAATATACACACCTTTGTAATAAACGGCGTCTAAGATCGACAAAGGGATGCTAGAACCTGTGTAATTAACGATCTGTGAAGTTGCAGAACCGGAACAACCTGTCATGGTATGGGACGCCATAGCGTCCGCACCCGCCTGTGTTGGTGCGATAGCAGAAAGCCAAACCCAATTAGACTTATCGTTAATCACGCTCATGTAATAATTAGACATATTGTTATTGTCTAACGAATCAATCGCTTTAGATAACCCCTTGTAAATTTCTAAGACCGTGCCAGCAGTTCCTGAAATTTTACCATCGATGTCAACTACCACAGCATGAACTTCGTCATTGGCACCACCCGCAAGCGCACACCATCTAGTCGTACCTGGAGCACCAGGAACTGTAGAAACTGTAGTGGTTAAAGTCGCTGTGGATAGAGTTGTTCCGGTAGAAGTTGCAGCAGCACTGACTTGAATAGACGCGGAATTAACAATCGATGTGATTGTAGTTCCCGTAGGAAATAATGTCCCAGCACCCGTTAGAACTTGTCCAACGACTAATTTACCAGCACCTACCAAGGATATGTTGTTGATAGTATTTGTACCGACAACTACAGAACCCGTAAATGTCGCAACTGTAGAAACAGTTGTACTATATCGAACTGTAGATGTGGAAAATAGCTGACGATATTTCCACTGTTCAAATGTAGCGGAATCCGCCATAGAAAATTCGATACTATTACCTAAAGTTCCTGGATATTTTGCAAGAACTTGTGCAGAAACGATATCAGGTGTAAGTTTTTTAGATTCCCAATCCGAAGCGTTATCAACTCGACAATTTAAAACTGTGCCACCTGTGAATGAATACGCGTTTCTAGCTGTAGAATCTACAGCCCGAACAACTTTTAGGTTGCTAGAGTAGTCTAAGAAATTTCTAGCACTGAACCAGTCATCCGCGTTAAACGAATTCGGATTGTGAAAGATTGTTTGTAGCTCTAGCTCGGAAGAAATTTGACGAATGCTGAACGCTGGTCCCCACGCAAATTTCCCGACATAACCCCCGATAGAGGAAGTCTTTGGTTTTAGAGCGTTAGTAACCGAGTTTTCAACATAAGATACCCCCGGACTTTGTAAATTTGACATATTACTTCTCCTAATTATATTACATATTTATGCGTCAAAATCGGCAGGTTCTGCATCGTCTTCTACCTCATCATCGACAAACTTAAAATCTAGATCCGCAAAAATAACGAAGCTGCCAGACGGTATTCTGCTATACTCAAACGTAAATTCTAGGTCCTCATCTTCAACTCTCACGTTTGAAGTTATCGATACTACCTCATCAGTTTCTAAGTCTTCAATAACCTCATTAGTTGGCAAGTCCGCGTGCGATACTCCGTTATCGTCCAGAGCAGCAACACATCTATCAAACACGCGCCTTACAGATTCTACAGTATCTACGGTATCTAAAGGATTTGTGATATCCTCTAGTTCAGAACAAACGGTAGCTATCTTCGAATCTAATTCTTCGTCTGTCAACATACTATTTTCGCTTATTTGTTGGATTAGGTTTAGCCACCAAGGTTTCATTTGTAGGTTCAGACATACTAGCCTCCGTAGGAATATCTAAAATTTCAATGGCTACCAGCAGCTCTTTTGTTAGTGGGTGTAGCCACCCACGGTTAGACCTGATTGCATCTGGTGTGCTAACAGGCGGGTAATATCGCAAATCGTGACCCATTTAAAAATTTCCTTTAGATTAGATACCATACAATGAAACGGAACTGCCCGAATTCACTACGCCTATGTATTCTTTACATCCGCCAGCAGCTACCGCCGTCGGTGCTATACCCAACAAAGCTACACCTGTTCCGGCAGCAATTGTTGCCGCAAACGCGGTAGTGTTTACGTATAACACCGTAAAAGTAGTCCCTACTACGGCACTGGTTAGTGAGGTGATATTTGTTGCAGTATCTGTCGTATCTGTAAAGGCCGCTGTCGGACCTGTTCTGAAAACTACACCGTTTATTAAACCGCTCGCAGTCATGGTTCCGGCACCGACAGTCGGTAACGAATAAATAACCTCTGATATTAGGGAGATTTTCTTTCTCCCTACCGAGACTGATGGAGTGAAATACAAGTTTGTGGAATCGAACTCAATTCCGCCCTGAACAGCGGTAGTCAATTTTGAGCCAGGCGCAATGACCAACGCAGATTTTGTAGTAGTTCCGCCGGGTAACGAAAGAAACGACGTGCTAGAACCTACGGTTGCCTGGAGGACAGAGTTATTGTAGAACGTGTGGCCGCCAGACCAGTTCGTTCCAAATAAGTTATAAACGCCAGATGTTGCGGTAGCACCTAACCCAAACATCGATGTGGTTGCATCGTAAACTCGAAGTTTACTTGAGTTATACGTTCCTAATTCTGTAGAATACGTTCCACCAAGACTACAATAAGTTGGTGTGGTCGTCGATGTAGATGTAAGGGTTCCTAGAGATAACGATCCTGTAGAGAAGTCTAACGAATAGTTCAGAACCCACGTCGGGACAGCTCCGGCTACATCACTTGCAGCAAACCAGATAGAATTTTTAAACGGCGCGGAATCTGACACTCGTTGAACCCAACAAGCATCCGCGATGTCTCTACCCGCCCATACGCCAGTCGTCGTATTTACAGAACAGTTGTAAGTAGTTGCAACCTCGCAACCTCCAACGGTATTGGTGACTACACCTATATATTCACGGATCCTAGCACCCGTGCTAGGAGTTAATAATCTAGTAAGCCCTGCAAACTCTTGACCAAGATATCCAGCAGATTTAAAGTTCCCAGTAGTAAGATCAAATGTAAATGGAGTATTCCACGTCCCAGCAGGAACAAATACACCCGCCGTCAAAGATGGGGCATATTTGAATGAATATGTGTTATTAGTGCTGTCAAATTTAGACAAATATGACGCCCCAGACACGTCAGAGGTATTTGTCGTAATGCTATAGTTATATGTTGTTCCTAACTCGATCTGCCCGACTTGTGGTAAGAACGTCAAGGTAGCACCCGCTGCAAGAGCTGATGTACTGGAAAGAGTCATTGTAATCTGTGTAGGCGAAACCGAAGACACCAGAGTGTTTGCTGCGATTCCGGTTCCTGTAATAGCATATCCAGGATATATGCCTACAGTTGACGACAGAGACACCGTCGTCCCTACTGAGGACTGAGCAACTAACACAGTGGTAGAAACTGCATTCATATCCGTATATTCGCGACTGACGGCAGACGAATATATGCCCGTGGCCCTAGTAAGCCCCGAATAACGTTGGGACAATGTCCCTTCTAAAGTGGTTGCCCCGGTCGCCCACAGAGTAGTAAATTTTCCGCTCGAAGCCGTAGTTGCGCCGATCGTAGTGTTGTTGATACTACCACCGAGAATCCCTACACTACTCGCACTTTGCCTCGCCATCCCACTTAATCCGAGATTAGCAACAAGCTGATCTAAATTATTAGGAACTGAACCGTTTACAGATATGAGGGTGTAAACCACCTTATTCACATCGTTCAGCCAAGAAGCGGTAATTGGAGTTGACCCGTCAATAAATGTTGTTGATGCCATATTAGTTACCTGTTTGTATCATAGTATTTAGTTCCCGTAAAAATTGAGAACTCTTTGTTCCGGCGTCCTAGTGTATGAAAAATCGTACACGTCGTCATTCCACAACGCTGCTGGAATAGTATTAAAATTTCCAGCAATTGATCTCCCCGCGATTGCTATTCCGCACGTATTTTGCGTCCCCACCTGTTCCCAACTCATTTTCATTCCGGCGGGATGCGCTAATTTCTCTACAGATGCTCTAACACTACCATAAGAAATTTGACCCGCTATAGAATTACCGGCAATTGCTGACCCAGGAATGGCTGTCATGGAAGGCGTTATATTTTCAGCAAGTTGAGTTCGAACACAATAATGAAACGGGTGGAAATGTTGATCGTCACCAAATTTTGACCCACCAGAAGCAACACCCTTATCAGTTTTGTGGATTGGTAAAAGGCTACAAACCTTACCAATTTTCGGGGTAAACTTTAACCCGCCGTTTCCGCTAAACCTACGATATGACTCAGGTAACAGTTGACATGCACCTGTCTTTTTGAGCTGCTCTAAAGGTAGTGGCCAATTTGAAACTACAGTAGTTTCACCCGCCGCATCAACGATATTTCCACTCCAACTTACTACAGGCCTACTATAAACCGCCTTAGTCCCAGAATAAGCCATTGGCTGGTAGCCAGAACCTGAACTATGCAAAGATACAGGCTGCGAAACTACACTGATCCCATCCCCATAAACCCCACTCCAACTCAGTGTAGTGTTTGTGGTTATAACACCAGGGTCACAAATTGTAACTACCCCATCCTCTACAGTATAATTTATAGCGGTGGTAGCCCCGTTCGTTGTCGCATACAATGTGAACCCACCTAAAGGCATAACAGGAATCATACCTGTTGTTATTATCAAGTCCGAAACAGCAGTTCCGACTTCCAGTTGAAATCCGTAAACATAAATCCCAAGATGTGAATTTGATGAAGTTGCGGTATATTTAAGACCGCATTGAACGGACTGTTGATATGTCGTTACCCAAGAAATCCGCTGCCATGTATCCGAAACATTTATTGCGGCAGACTGGTTGGTACCCACGACCAACGATACCGATGTAGGTATTGCAGATCTAACCCAAGCAGAAATGATCACAGGTGATCCGGTTGTAATTCCAGCAAACACAGTTTGAAGTAATGATACAACGCCTACGGTTGTAGGCTGAAGATACGACACGCTCAGATCATTAACCGGAGATATAACATTCGTAGATTTTACAATTGCATTTGTAGTTGACCACACGATGTCTGTAAATGTGTTGCTTTGCCTAAATTCGTTCGTGTTCGTTTGTCTATACGACGCAAGTAAATTACTTTTTGAAAGGTAGTTTTGAAAATTTGGCCGAACATACACATTCTTAGAAACTGGGGTAGTTGTTGTTGGAATATACACTTGATGGTTGTCCCCAACTTCAACTTGAAATCCGGTTATTAACGCTCTAAGTGCAGATCCGTTAGATGGTAGCTGCGAAACATAAAAATTAACAACACCCAACCCGACAGAATCTGTCTTTAATAGTCCTGTTCCACTCATGGTTACTGCTCGATGATTGGGAGTAATTCTCTCCCAATCATCGCTGCATTTAGACATGTCTATATTCATTGCCCCGCCACCGTATGCGTTTACAAATAAGGTTCCGGAAGCAGACATTCTTTTCATATAGAAGGACACGGTTATTTGTGAATTAGGAATGCCCGTTTGTCTGTTAGTTGACGCGATTGACGACCAAACAGTTCGCAAACTGAGTAGGTGCACTCTAGTACCTAACCACGAATCGTAATTTAATGTTAGTGTTCCAGCTGGACTAGACCACCAACCTAGATTAAACGTTTCCGATGCAGGGAAAAGATTAGTCCTGGTTTCATATACCCCTTCATCAAATATAGACAATTTCCCACTATTAGAAACCGTATAGTTGGTAAGGGTAGTATCCCCGGAAACGGAATGCAAGTTGATTGACGATACAGAAACTGTTGGTGCGTGTGTGGAAACAGAAACTTCATGTGAATTTGTTTGTGAAACTACAGAAGCAACTTCCATCGACAGCACTTTACCAATGCTGCTAGAAACAGGCGATATATCCGCGCCAACACCTGTTCCTATAATTACGGGCGAAGGAATTGTTTTATATGGGCCACCCTTCTTGATCAACGTGAGTGTCATTATTCCGCCTTCGTCGTCAATCTTGCTCACTCCGTAAACTGTCTTAGAATCAAAATCGTCTCCGAAGGATATTAAAGTCTGTAGGCTGTACCCTACACCTCTACGGTTAATGGTTACCCCTTCTATATATCCTTCAGAAACTGACGTGATAATGAACTGAGTGCCAGAAACGGTGATTAAGTCTCCCTCACAGTAATTTGCCCCTGGCGCAGTAATATCGACGCCCGTAAAAAATGTATCTAAAGTGATCGGAAAAGTTAAAGTTCCTCGAATTACATCTACCACAGTCTCTTGGTTAAAATCCCCAAGAATGTCCGTCAAATTTAAAAGCCAGTAAGTAACACCTGAAACTGCCAAGGTGCTAACATTATTCACCCTTGCACTTGCTCCGGTAGAACTGCCATAAATCAGCGCGCCTTCTATATTAGGCATATTCACATTTGTGCTATGCGTCATTATCACTGTAGGCGAAACTAAATCAGTGTCGGACGCATTTAATATCCACTCTTGCGGATACGTAATTTCAACAGTCGGGTCATTATAAAGCGCACGGATTAAAAACCGAATAGAATCTTCAGACCCCTTTGCAGTATAAAACTCTAGATGTCTATGTAGCAACAGCCGCAAGGTGCTAACTTCAACATTAACAAAATCTGGCAAAAGCTCGTCTTTAAGATGTTGAATATGTGCGTCTGGGCACTCCACAATCGACCGATATGAATCGACTGTTAAGTCTCCGGGGTTGCCATCTAACCCCAACCACTGGTAATAGTACCGGATAAAGGAAGCAAACAACGGATATTGTTTATCAACAAACTCGGGTATCCGTAAGTTTGTGTGGGATAAGTTTAAGGGTGTCTTCATGAAGTTATTTGCTGCGAAGTTACAACCGTGTTAGTGGTGTCTATTGATAGTACGTGTAAGCCTGTTGAAAATATGTCTTGGTCAGCAGGAGTTGCAAATACAGATAAGCCAACAGAATTTGCGGACGGGGAGATAATTACTTCAGAAATTTGCACTTCGCCGGTCGTGTAATTTATAGACCCATAATTCCCATTTAGAAAATATGTCGTTGCGCCGTTATTTGGTATTGCGATGATTTTTACAACCCCAGCGGCGTCAACGAACTTATAATCTGTCGCTACTGTAGGATTTTGAATTGTAAACGAATCGCACGTTAATGACCCAGGCGCAATCGGGGCGTTAAATGACATTGAATAGCTTGTAGGCTTCACTAAATTCGGATAAATTTTTGAAACTAGCAACACTTTCAATTTTGCGGAAATTACAGATGGGCTACATTCTACAATTTTAGTCACCAATTGCGACTCGACAAATTTTGACTTAAATTTGTTTAAGTATGCGACGTCGTAGTTCGAAATAACTGTTTTGACGAGGGAGTAAATGTCCTGAACAGTGCTGTTGGATAGTGCAAGATTAACTTTAAGTGTTGCAGCTACCCTGATACTCGTAGGCAACGCATCTACAATTTCGGGCGTGATTGCTGTAATGTTCTTTCGTTTTATTGCTGTAATCACTGTAGATTTCATCTGCCTAGTCAACGGCATCATATCAGACGTTAGAACAGATATAAAGGTTTTCCCCAACACAGGTGGAACATTCTTTTCTCCACCCCAAGCTACAACATCCTTGAATTGTGGGAATTGCTTCTTAATTTCAGTTTCGTAGTCGCTTTCAACTACGCACCTATTTTGTTGGGGAATGTGCCTCTTCACATTTTCTTTGATAGATAGCAGTGTTTCTCCTAGCTCTGCCCCTGAAGTTACTGTGTTGGTTAAGGTTAGGTCGCCAACTTGAAATAACTGTGTCGTTGGTGATAACGTGGCGATACCATTTCCAGCTCCTGGAGTAGATACGTGATATGAAACAATCACCACATTTCCGTTAGATACAGGTTTTCCAAACACACCATTTCCAAAAATAATTTCGTATTTTCCGCTTTCGTCTTCCGTTAAAATATACGCCGGTGACAAGCTATCAGTAGTTATTAACGAAGATAAGTTTACAAACACTTCCCCGTTCGTGTTAAATCTGGAAGTCTCTACACGAACACGAATCGTTGATGGGTCAACACCCAGATTTGGAAGAATGTACCTCGACCCAGGAGCGACGTCAAAGGTTGTGGTTGTTTCGTATCCTTCCGCAACTACAAAGGTTCCGGAATACTGACCAGAAATTCCCGTCGGCAACAACGCCGCAGAATCTGTGTTAGAAAAATAAAATTGTGCGTTTCCGTAGTTGCCAACAAACGTCGACCCCTTAGGAATCTCCATACTGAGCTGACCGACTGTAGAGTTAGACAGAGTTGCTGTTACAGTTGAACGAGCAACAATAATGCCTCTAGGAAGATACCCGCGTTCATTTGCCCTACTAATGATAGAAGAGCGTAGTATAGCGGAATCTAAGAAAGATTCGTTTGCAATCATTGCCTTGTACAAGGCATAATAATGAGTATTTGCTACTAAAATGTCTATAAGAACATTTAAGCCCGAACCCGCGAAATTGTAATCGGAAAACTCAGATTGTGTTTTCAAAAACGCAATCAAAGATTGTTTTATCCTGTCCGCGTCTAAAGAAGCCGGGTCTGTTAGAGGTATTGCCATATCATTTTACCTTTGATAAATAGTGGTCGATTTGAAGCACGGAATTGGAATTAACCACTTGCACTTTCAAACCAATTTTAATTCCTGGTGGTAGCGTATCTGAAACTGCTGTAAGATCTAACGCCAATATCTTAGCCCTAGGTTCATACAAGTTTATAGCTTCCCGTATCATCCTCTCTATTCTAGCCATGCTTACATAGTCTAACAATTCAAACTGATATTCGTCTAATGAAGCCGCTCTTTCAGGGTGAAATGCAATGTCTGTCGATTTAACTTGCAAAATGTGCGAAATTGAACGAACTACCGCAACATCGTCATACAGCCGTAATACGTCTCCAGTAACCGGGTGTTTCTTTAAAGAAAGATCTATATCTGTGTATATTGCCATGCTTACTCCGAAGCCAATTTGCACATGAAATATGAGTCAACTATATCGCTGACAGGCGAGCCTATTTTAGAGCCTTCTTTCTTAGAAAAGGCGTGTTGAAGATCTACACCTGTTTCGGCAATAAACGCTTCGTACATTTGTTCCTTTTTAGCAGTTCCTTTCCCAGTCGCGTATTTTTTTATCGCTGATGGCGGAACAACAGTGAAGTGAATTTCCCTTTCAAATAGCCGCTGCTTCAGGGCACCACAATTTTCCGCAATCTGAAATAAGTTAGACGACGTAGATCCGAAAGAATAACCTTCGATAACAACGCTAGAGTCTTTTGGTATCAGTTCGGAAACGATTTTAGAAACTCTGTTAAACCTTTCTTCAGGGCTATTCCACTCTGGATACTGTATTCCAACCAAGTTATAGTTTCCGCTTGTAAAGAATTCGCCAACTTGCTTTTTTGACGTAGTGAAGAAATACGATGTTATTACACCGTCAATAAAAACTGTGATTCCGGGCGACGTCATACTATAGTCAATACCACACGCTTTTTTATTCATTTTTCATGATATTTCAGTTGCTTTATTGCTAAATTTAGTAGTTAGAATTTCAAGTTATTGTTAAACTTACAAACTACGAGCCTACATGAGGAAGGCTACAATCCTCACACCTAGATACATAAGTAAACTCTGCCACAGGATCTGAGTCCCTACAAGTGTATCTATACCGTTCTAACTAAGTTGATTAAAGACGTGCCATTAGCGAGTCAGCTTAAAACGGGGGTGAAGTAAGTGTTAATGGTTGTTCGCGCAGACCGCCTCTGTCAAAAGTTTGTTAAGCGGAAAGCCCGGCAATGAAAAGACCTTAATAGGTCAAACGATACAAGCTCTGTCCCGTGTGACAACTTGTGAAGAGTGATGAGTACCTCATATTCTTATCACTCTTGGGGAATTATTACAAATCGTGCGTGTATGGGAGTTTCAGTTCCGCTTCCTGTTTGCAAAACTAGCGCAGTATGAGACGAGTTTAAAGACTTGATATTTGGCTGTCTAAGCCAAATCACGAGTTTAAATTCTACAGTGGATGATAACAAAAGAGTGTTAGTAAAATGTATGTTATTGATTATGTATATTGAAATTTAATACATTATCATTTTTGATATCAAAACTCGTATTTAAAATTTTGTAAAATGTATGAACTTAAAATTACAAAACACTAACATTTGAATGTTTTTGTTGTTTGAATTTTCAGTTTTTTGTAAAATGTATGAACTTAAAAATTACAAAACACTAACATTTGAATGAAGCAATATCAACAACTGATTTCAGAAGTATTAAATCGTGGTAAACATACACATGATAGAACTGGAGTTGGTACAACTAAAATTTTTGGATATCAGTCTAGGTATGATTTACAACATTCATACCCATTAGTTTCTTCAAAATTTACATCTTTGAAAACAATAGCAATTGAACTACAATGGTATTTAAAAGGTCTTACTAACACTAAGTTCTTAACAGATAAGGGAGTAAACATTTGGAATGAATGGGCTGATGAAAATGGTGACTTAGGAAAGGTGTATGGTTATCAATGGAGAAATTGTAACACATACACTTCTACAAACGGATCTACATTTCACTTAGGACAACCTATCGATCAATTTGCTGAAGTGATGAAATCGTTAAAGAACAATCCATTTTCACGACGTCATATTATTTCTGCTTGGAATGTTGCTGAACTTAGCGAAATGAAACTTCCACCTTGTCATGCGTTTGTACAGTGGGATGTTTCCGAAGATGAAATAGGCGTTAGGTACTTATCATGCCAGCTTTATCAACGCTCCGCCGATGTATTTTTAGGTGTCCCTTACAACATCGCCTGCTATTCACTGCTGACTAAGTTAATGGCACATTGTTTAGGATACATTCCTTGTGAATTCATTCACACTTTAGGAGATGCACACATTTACGACAATCATAAAGACCAGTGCTTAGAGGTATTACGTAGAGAGTTAAAACGTCCACCGACATTATCAATAGCTCCAACATTCACCACAGAACAGCTATTGCAAGGGGAGTTTGAGATTGGTAAAGATTTTACATTGCACGATTACACCCCACACCCTTCATTGAGAGGTAAAGTAGCGGTATGACAATTACTATTCAAGAATTCTTAAAATTGCCTGTTCACGATAAACCACCATTTATGGTTCCCGGAACTCACGTGAACTATGTTGATTCTACACTTGCAGAGCAGTTTAATCACGTGAAGCCAGGAACTGCCAGGTTGTACGTCTTACACTATTATTCCGCACACTTAGATTCTTATGGAAACTTAAAAATCGAAACAAAGATGGATCAAGTCATCGACCAAAGTGTTGAAGCACCCACCCCTATCGATTTTAAAAACTATCTAGGAAAGGCTAAATCTCCTAAATCTGTTCCGAATGCTGTTAAAGCTGTAGAACCTGTAGCAGTTCAAACACAAGAACGAGTTTCGTGGAAAACGTATGTGCTAAATTTAATCGGAAAGCTCGAAACATGGCTAGAATAAGCGCATCCACACTATTTTCGCACGAAATAGAAACCAAATTTGTGCAAGATAAATCCGATAGTTACTTAACAACGATTTTGGCATATTGCGACGAGAAAGAAATTGACATTATAGATGTCCCTAAATTATTGTCTAAGGTGTTGCGAGACAAATTGATGAGGGAAGGTGTTCAACTAGGACACCTCAAAGCAACATCTAAACCAGTTCACACGTTTTAGGCGGAACGTGTAAATTCATCGCCTAACTTAAACTTGATATGAAAACTGTAAATTACTAACCTAGGATATAATAAAATGACACAAATCAATATGGCAGCACTACGTCGCGGCTCTTCTGCAACTTCACAATTAGACGCCGTAAAGGCGCAACTCACAAAGCTGGGATCTAACGGTTTTGAAAAGGATGTTCGGTTCTGGCAACCTACTGTGGACCAGTCGGGGACTGGTGGGGCGGTAATCCGTTTCATGCCGGCAGCAACTGAAGGCGAGTTTCCTATGGTTAAAGTTTTCAGCCACGGTTTCAAAGTTAATAACAAGTGGTTTATTGAAGATTGCCCAATGACTATTGGTTCCCCTTGCCCTGTGTGCGAAGCTGTTGATCCATTGTGGAACATTGATAAGGATACTGCTAAATCTCGCGCAAAGAACACTTCGTACATTGCAAACATCTACATTGTCAAAGACCCAGCAAAGCCAGAAAATAATGGTAAGGTATTTTTGTTTAAATTTGGAAAGAAAATTCTTGACAAATTGAACGCCGCGATGTCGGGAGATTCGTTGGCAGGTGTTGAACCTGTAAACCCGTTCTCTTTCTTCGAAGGTGCAAATCTTGCACTGAAACTGAAAAAGGTTGCGGGGTTCCGAAATTACGACGATTCTGTTGTGATCAGCACGGGCGATTTCTTGAACGGGGACGAAGCTGCACTGACAAATGTTTTGAAATCTTGCTATTCGTTGGCGGAATTTCATAGCGCAGACAAGTTCAAATCGTATGCTGATCTTAAACAAGACTACGAACGAAAAGTCAATAGTTCTTCTGTAGCACCTACACAAACTCAGAGTGATGCGCATATCCAATCTTCGCCAGTTGTTGAGCATAGCGCGCCTGTAAATAGTGGGGGTGGCGATGTAGATGCTGACCTGGCGTTCTTTCAGTCTTTAACCGCTTAAATTTAAAGGGTGGGGAGTTTCCTCCCCACAATCTACTATATGGCATTACCGAGCTTAGACCTACCCACATACCTTATCGATCTACCCGTTAGCAAGACACCGTTAAAGGTTCGTCCTTACACTACTAGAGAAGAAAAGGTATTACTACTTCTTAAAGAGAGTACAGACGAGTCGAAAACCGCGTTGAACATGTGTCAGATTGTCGACGCGTGTTCGTTTGACAGCAAAACACAAGCTAAAGACCTACCATTTGCCGATATGATTTGGGCGTTCCTTAAGATTCGTGGTTATTCGGTTGGAGAAATTAGCGAACTGAATTATAAGTGTTTGAATGTTGTAAATGATAAGGTTTGCAGTGCCCCTATCAGTTATCAACTTGACTTGAACGATATTCAGGTTGTGAATAATTCAGGTATTCGAGATATCGATTTGGGGTCGGACGTAAAATTGCGTCTGCGCTATCACACCGCGGACGACGTGCTGAATAATGTTGATTCTCAAGACGAGGATATAGACATCAGATTGCTCTATAACATGGTTGACATGATATTTACGCCGTCAGAGGTGAATTCTAAGGAAGATGTAGATTATGGAGAATTTAAAGAATGGTACTTAAACATCCCACTTTCTAAGAAGACGGAAATCGAAGCCGTATTGAAGTCCGACATGCCCACATTAAAGGCAGAAATTGTGTTGACATGCCCGAAATGTAAGAATGTTTCAAAACTAACTTTGGAAAGCGTGGCAGATTTTTTTCCATAGCGTGCAACACGATCACGTTGCACGAAATCTATAAGTTGAATCTGGTGTTAAGGGATGCTTTTGGGTGGTCCCTCACAGAATTAGAAACTATGATACCTTTCGAGCGAGATGTTTATGTCGAATTGTTATTAGACAGAATCGCAGAAAAGGCTAAAAAGTAATCGCATAAATTCATAATACTGGGAGTTATTATGAAAATTGCAAAAACACGAAGAGTTGAACGCGTAGCACGGACATCTAAATCCGTGCTACGTCACGTTACGCCGGATAATTCAACTACACCTCAGCCTACAAAGGAGTTGATAACGGATGTAGTTACCACAGATCCCGTTACCATTCCAAACCCTACTTCTACCTCTTCACCCCCTGTTGAAATTGGCAAGACCATTTCAAATCTTGCACTGCCTGTCTCTTCTGAAGTAGCTCAAAGCGAAGCGGTTGAAAAAGCTGCCTCTACGGTTCAACCGAGCAACGACACACTACAACAAGTTGTTAAGAAGACACCAACTTCTAAAGGCGTGGATGTTTCGACGGCAGAGCCGTCCGCCCTTAGAAAGTTAGGTAATAATCTAAAGGATATAGCACTATCTAAAATTTATGAATCTGGTGCCATGAAGACTATTGAGCAGCTTCATAGCATCAAGGACACGTTATTAGACATGCTCAAGTCCGATGAGGATAGAGCTCACGATGAGTTAGTTGAAAAAGAGCGCGCCGCAAAGGAAGCAAAAGCTGAACGTATCAAAGAGCATAAGTTCCAGTTCGATGCTTTAGAAAAGGCGTTCAATGCTGGGAAAATATCAAGAAAAACTTACCTCGAAGGAACTTCAAAATTAGAGGGGTTGTCAGAGCAAGACACGACTAAAATCAAGGACGTTGAACTTGCTGAAACTACAGAACGTCTCAGAAATGCTAAGATTGAAAAAATAGATTCTAGCGCAACAACTCTGTCAACTTTAGAGAGAAATTTAAACGCAGGTAACATAACCGCGGACGAGTTCCAACACCATTCTAAAGATTTGTTTAAGTCTCACGGTGTAAAACAGTCCGAAAACGTAGATTCTATTTCCTCTAGTATTGACGAATTACGAAATGCAATTGAAAAAGCTCGTTCCACCGTTCTGAGCGATAACACTCTTCCTGAGGTAAAAGCTAAACCAACCGATGAGAAGCGTGAGATTGTTAAAGAACTAGGTCAAATCGATGAGCACTTAACAGAAACCAAAAAAGGTGGCACATCTACATTATCAGAAAAACTTGATGTAGTTAAGGAAAAGGCTGCGAAGGCAACTGAAAAGTATTCTTCGGCGAAAGATGCAGTAAAATCTAAAGCTAAAGGGTTGGTAGAAAAACTAAAGGATCGAGTCCCAACTTCGCTATTAGGGGATACCGCAGGTGGTGCGGTACCGTCTATCGCTGCTGCTGGTGCATCCGGGTTATTGGGGACGCTAGGAACTAGCGTCAGTGCATTAGGAGCTGGCACTGTGGCATTGGGTTCAGCCGCCGCTGGCGCATTGGGCGCGGGTGTAGGGACAATGTTATACAATGGCTCTGACACCGTTAGGAATGTCGCAGGTAATGCTGTTGAGGGGTTATTTGGGCACATCACTACAGGAGATGAACTAGAAGCTGCTAGAGAGAAAGATCCTAGATACCAGCAAGCGATCGCCGCCGCTAAAGCAAAGCGTGCGAAAGTTGAAGCTGAACAAACTGCGACAAAAGTCGCGCACACGCCCACAATCTTTGATAAGCAAAATGCGATGTTGAAGGCTGTTGATGAGCATGGTAACGTTATAGAATCTGCAACCCCTCAACTAGAAGCAAATAAACACACATATCAACCCATAAATTCCATCGAAGAGAAGGAATCTGCAACCCCTCAACTAGAAGCAAATAAACAGGTTGAACTGATAGCTCGTAAGAAGAATGTTGCGGACTTGACAGATAACGCGATTCAACAAAGTAGGGAAGTCGCAACCAGCAAAAAGGAATCTGTCGCAGTCCGAAACATAACTTCAACGCCAGTGATTGTAAATTCGCAAGGCCAGGCGCAACGATCCACCATAGTGAGCTCGCCACAGCCCAGAAGTCAAGAAAACACGCTCCAGAGGTTGGCAGAAAGAATGTTTCGAGGTGCAGTAGTTTGAATTGCAAGTTTGCCTTATAATGAAAGAATGTCTAATTATAAGCTAACAATACAACCCTACCTCCAGAAGCAATATATATCTAGGGTATCCCCATTTTTGGAAAAATTTTCGTGGACTAGCGAAAGCGTCTGCGCATTTCGTTGTCCAATCTGTGGGGACTCTAAACGAAGACAAAATCTTCGACGGGGGTATATCTACGAATCCGACAATAACTGGTGGTATAAATGTCAGAATTGTGGGGCTGCACACACATTCACATTTTTCTTAAAGAAATACCATAGGTTGTTATATAACGAACTACTTATAGATGCACTAAGATCCACCCCAAGAACAAGTGAGCCTGAGAATGTAGTTCCGGCCACTACCACTGCACATCTTCATAAGAGTAATGTCGATCGAGCTGTGATTCCGATTTCCGCTTCTGAAGTTGCTGTTCAATATGTCAGGAGTAGGGGAATACCAGAAAGTAAATGGTCTAAGCTAGGGTTCACTAGCAACTTCAAGAAATTGATATCGAAGATCGTTGAGAATGTGGGGTTAGATATCGGATATACTAACGGCTTGTTAGAATTGCCCGCCATCGTGATACCATTTGTCGTTGGTGGTAAAATTGCATATATCCAAGCTAGATATATAACAGGAAGTTTTAGATACCAAACTGTTAAATTTGACGAGGGTGTTACAAAATGTTTTGGCGTTGATGACATATCGGGTGAAGACGTTTATGTATTCGAAGGGCCTATAAAATCTCTGTTTGTGCAAAATTCGATCGCTACGGCAGATGCAAATTTAGAATCTGCATTACATTATTTCGACAAACGACGATTGATTTTAGTATTTGATAACGAGCCAAGATCACCAATAGCTGTAAAGAAAATTCATCACGCGATAGACGCCGGATTTAGAGTTGTTATATACCCGAAGCACATTACACAGAAGGACGTTGATGATATGGTTAATGCTGGAATACCCGTGAACGAACTAATATCTTCTTGGGCGGTTTCTGGAGTCAGGGCTAGACTTGCATTGGCAGAATGGCGTAAGGTATAGCTGCTAAATTACACATAATACACAATTGAAAGAATAACATGGCAATTAACACCGTTGGGATGAAACCATATTACGACGATTTTAACCCTGCTAAACAGTTCTACAAGGTTCTGTTTAGACCGGGTAGAGGGGTTCAGGCTAGAGAGTTAAATACACTTCAAAGCATTCTTCAGCACCAGTTAGGGGTTCTGGGTGACCACGTCTTCAAAGACGGAGATATGGTTACACCCGGTCGAAATACTGTAGATTTCAAAACGACTCACGTTAAGCTATATTCGACGTTTAACGGTGTCAGAGTAACGCCACAAGATGTTGTTGGGATGGTGGTAGTGGGAAAAACTTCAGGAGTGTCTATGCAGATCGTTGCTGCTACTGAAGAACAAGGCACAAATCCTGCAACTATCATTGGTAAAGTTATCGCTAACGGTGGAGTGAATTTAGATGTGTCGTCTGTGATTGCAAATGAAGTGATCACTGTTAATTCTATAGACTGGGCACAGGTTCAAAATGTTGCATCGCCCACTGGCGGAGCAACCGTCGCTCATATCGAAGACGGTGCATTTTATAAAAACGGTTACTTTTGCCGAGTAAACGCTCAGACCATCGTGGTCGACGCTTTCAGTTCTACACCGTCCGCCAAAATTTACCTTGAAGTGGTTCCTCTGTTTGTTTCTGAATCTGATGACCCCACGTTGCTGGATCCTGCCATGGGTTCGAGCAACTTTATGGCGCCAGGCGCACACAGATATAAGATGGATCTTGTGTTAGTGTCGCGTCCGCATTCTTTTGAAGCGAGCACGCAATTCATAGAACTTGCCTCAATTCAAGCCGGCGTTATCGAATCTCAAGTAGATCGAACAGCATACGGCGAAGTGATGAAAGTTTTAGCCCAACGAACTTATCAAGAGTCTGGAAATTATGTTTCCAAAGAATACGGATACGACTTACTACAACATCTAAATTCTAATAATAACGGTGGGGTGTATCTAGAATCGGAAGGTGGTCTCGAAAGTAAGTTGGTGATGCGGTTGCATCCTGGGTCTGCAATGATCAACGGCTATGAAGTTTCAAATGGAAACTTTACGCATTTGGCAATAGACAAAGCAAGAACAACCCAGCAAAGTGGACTTATCAACACGCCTGTTAATCCGTCTAATTATATGCTGGCGGGCGACTTAACTGCACTGCCATTAGTTGACGAACGTCCTGTTGTGGAATTGTGGGATACTACCACGCCCGCTGTAGGTAGCAGCTCTTTGATAGGCTTTGCTACAGCTTGCGGTTTGGACTACCACTCTGGCGACGTTCAGGATTCAACGTCTGCGATTTATAAGATGT